TCCGCCGCATCGCAACACGGTACGAGAAAACCTCACGCAATTTCTTGTCGATGATCAAACTGGCGTCCGTCAGGCTGTGGATCGAGTTTTATGAGTCCGCTGCCTAGACGTCGTGGCGCAGGCTAAGCGCTTGAGGCTTTCGCTGAACATGAAGTTTCACGAGCTGCATGACGAGAAAAAGCTCGCACGGGACATGACTAACATAGGGCATTATGGCAATGGCGATGTCGAAATCGCGATCAGCACGGTAGAGGAACTGCCCTACGTTATGGGTCTCGTGCGCCAGGCATACGAGAAGCAAATGGAGGATGCCGACAGCGCGACCTGACGGGCATGGTGGGTCACAACGGTGCACGTCAGGTGCGGCCAGCACCGCTAGTCAGGTGTAACTGAACCAGAGCAAAGCTGTACGGATAAGATGATCATAGTCACCTGTCGTCGCTTCCTCTGTGAATGCGTCGACCTTCGCATCCGATAGCCCGGCGCATCGCGCCACCTTATGGCATAAACCAAGTATAGTGAAGGCGTTGTTATCATTTCCAGAGAGTTGAACGGATACTTCGGGGTAGAGCGTGGTCATCGTTGAGTTCATTGGACGGCAATTTGAGTCGTGGTGAAGCGCGTTGGTTTTCACTGCGAAAGGCACAGACGTGCCTGATCCCGCATCACCGAATAGTCACTTAGCATTCCTGCGATGATTGCTCCCTTGGGCAGACCTTCGACCTCCAGTGCCGCGCGCGTCTGCATTTCTTGACTGTAGCCGACGACGGGCGGGCAGGGCGCCTGACCATCAAAGCCGCCCATCGCGCAGGCGCCGAGCCAGAGCATCACGATCCCGAGGGCGGCGGCTGGCGGCGTCCAGCATCTGGCGTTGTATTTCACGGGTTTTCTCCGATGTTGAAAGCCGCTCGGCCAGCCGCCCGGCGCGTTCCCCGGCGCGGGGGAGGTTCAGCAGGAACAGGGCGACGGTGAGGGCGGCCAGCAGGAGGCCCAGCGCTTTGCGCGCCGGGCCGCTGGCGAGGATAGTGACAAGCCAGCCCATCACCGCTGCCCCCGCTTCCAGTCGTCAATCCGAGCATGGATGGCGACGGCGATGCCGATCAGCGCCAGGGCGATGAACACCCAGCGCAGGGTGTCGAGATAGGGCACCAGCGGCAGGATGGCGGATTGGGTTTCCGCGAGAACCTCCTGTGCTACCTCCACCCCGGCGGCGCCGACGGTGGCAACCCCGGCAGCCCCACCGCCTTTCAGGGTGCGGCTGTCGGCCAGCACTTCGCGGGCAGGCGGGATTTCCGGCACGAAGGGCGTGGCGCGGGGCGGGAAGGGCTCGCCCCAGCTGCGCGCGGGCCCGAGGTCGATGTGCATGAAGCCGGAGCGGGGGTAGTATCCGAAGCCGAGGAAGCCCACGGCGCGGGCCGCCGCCTCGAACGCAACGGGGTCGTGGTTCGACATGGCGATATCAAACGCGGTGCCCTGCATGTGTTTGGAGGCGGGCGCACCGCCCACCGCGCGGTTATGCGCGGGGCTGCGATAGGCCGAGCGGACGATGAGCGGCTTGCCCAGCCGTTCGCGGAGCGCCTGCAGCTTGTCCATGGCTTGCGTGTTGATCCTGATCGCGCCATCTCCGCGCGAGGCGATCTCGGCGGGCGAGAAGCTGGGCCAGCGCCAGTCTGATTCAGGCACGTCGCGGTAATGGGCGTAGGTTGTGGTGGTCATGGCTGTCTCCTGACAAACAAAAACCCGCCCCGCGCGGCACTGCCGCGCAGACGTGACAAACTGGCGGGCATTGCCCGCCGGGGGCGGGTCGGTTTCATGGGGTCTGGTGAATGGGGGCGTGACCGGGGCGACCGCTCAGTCGGTGTGGCCGCGCTGGAAGGCTTCGAACATCAGATCCCGCATGGCGCGGATGTCGGTCTCGATGCGCTCCAGCCGGTCGGCGTCGCCCTTGCGATCCTCGGCGCGCTGGCGATCCACGCGCTCGCGCTCGGCCAGCAGTTCGCGTTCAAGCCGTGCCAGCATCGCGTCATTGGTGAAGGCGCGGCGCGTGACGGCGGCGAGGAGGGCGATGAAGCCGCCGATCAGGGCGGTGATGGCGGCGGTGAGGCCATTGTCGCGGAAGGCCTGTCCAGCCTCATGCAAGATCGTGCTGCGTTCGTTCAATGCGCGCTCCTTGGGTGGTCGTTCATGTCGCGGCTTACGCCCGCGCTGCCCCGCGCCTCAAACGATCGCATACTTGGTCGCCATCGCATCGCGCGCAGCGGCGAACACCGCCGCGTTCGGCGCAAGGTGCAGCGCGCGGTCGAAGTAAAGCGCATCGCCCATCAGGCCCTGCATCGCGGTGTTGCCCCCGCCAAAGCCCACGACCAGCCTTGCATCCGGATCGGCCTCGACATCGAAAGCGCCCGTGTGGGTGTATTCGGGGGACCAGGTAAGATCGGTGAACAGGATCGAGGATTTCCTTGTGGCGTAATCGAAAGACACGCCGACAATCCCGCGCGTGTTCACCGCCAGCACCGTTCCCGGTTCTGACTGCGCAAAAACGCCGCTGGTGTTGGACGTATGAAAGCGCATGGTGGTGGCACTGTGCCACCAGAACTTGTTGAAGCCGTTTAGCGCACCCTCTTCCAGAGTAGTCAGGCCACCGATCACCGTAGGGTAGACGGCAAAGAGCCAGGTAAAGCTGTTCTTCGCGGAATAATTCGGCAGGCGGAACTGGTGAAGGGTATTGTTCATGTCCCATGCGGGCTGCCCGTTCATGTTGGCCGAAACGGTGGTGCCCGCAAGCGGATCGCCATCACGCGGGATATAGACCGCGCCGGATTTGCGATCCGCGCCGGGGCTGGCCGGGTCGATAAAATATGTCAGCCCCGGCAGTGCCGCGATGGCGCGTTCATAATCGGTGAAGGTGATCAGCGGCGCGCCGGGGATGATCAGGGATGCCGTGTCGGGAACGGTCTGCACAAGCATGGGGATTACTCCTGTTGGTTACGGTCTGGGCGTGAAATCGTCCACGCCCTCGATAAAGCGATCATGGCAAAGCCAGTTCTGCATCGGCAGGCCCTGGGTGCTGATATCCGGGCAACTGTCGCGGATCGATGTGCGGCTGCCGCCGGTCGGCCCGTAATCGTCAAGCACGGTCTGATGCAGGCCGACGCCAAGGATGCCGCGCACCGCGCCGCCAAGAACACCCGGATCGCCATCAAGCGTGACGGTGATGCTGCGCGCGGCCACGCTGACCGATGCGATGCTGCGCGGGGTCGCGGTATTGTCCCACCACTGGAAGCCAAGGTTGCCGGGATCGGTTACCTGCACGGTATCCACCACCAGGTTCGATCCGTCGCCACCGCTGACCCCAAGCGTGATCACCGCGCCGCTGCGGCTGTAGCTTGAGACGTGCATCCAACCACCGCGTCCGTCGCATCCTGCAGGTCGTCGTAGATCACCGCCTGCGCCGAGGCCCATGAAGATTCCACACGCGCCCATGAGGCGCTTGCGCTCAGCGAAACGCGGTCCCAGACCTCCACCGCCACGTCCTTCAGCAAGCTCATGGCTTTTCCGAAACCGCCCGCGCCAGAGACGAGGCGGGTGAACTGATAAACAAGCTCGCCAGCCCCGACGATGAGGGCCCCGATCCCGGTACGGATGCGCCCGCGCGCCTTGCGCACGTGCCATGGGGGTCTCCTGGTGTTGGGGGTGTCAGGTATGTTGGGAATTCAGGCCAAGGGGCCGGTAGTGGTGTAATGCAAGACGATGGTGATCACCGCCGCCTTCAAGGCCGCCGCGCCCTCGATGGGCAGATCGACCGAGGCCGGGGCTTCCGGTTCGACCCAGTCGCAGAGGCCGCCAAGTGTGCGGTCGGCCTCCAGCGCCGTGCCGATGCTGGCGATCAGATCATCGAAGGCGCTGGCCCGGCCGGTGCCCGCCTGGACAACAACCTCCAGCTCGGCCCGATGCTGATAGTGATAGCACAGCGGCGACAGCGTCACCTCCGGCTCGCCCGGCTGGCCGTCGCGCAGGATGATCAGCCCCGCCGCCGGTATCCGCTCGGGCAGCACCTCGTCACGCAAGGTGAGGGCGGCAAGCGGCTGGAGTCGCGCGTGTAGGGCGGCGAGGACGGTTTCGCGGGTGCTTGGCACGATCATTCCTGGGTTAAGGCGCAAATAATTATCGAATTGCTTTAAAAGAAATTTCCTGTCATTTTCAGCGAAATGCGCGTATCCGACATGATGAAGCCCGACGGGCGAGTATTTCTGAAGAGCGAGTGGGGCCAGATTAGTGATGAATGGCCCTGTGTTTCTTTTACCAAACGGTCTGTTGGCGACAGGCTGAGGCGCGAGTTCGTGGCTGGACGGGACATACTTGTCTATGTTGGCACAACCAGCACTGAGATGACGCGGCTTCCCGAACACCGTAGTCGTCTGATTTCTGCAGTCACCATCGAGCCAAATCAGATCCTTGAAACACGCAAGATCGTTCCGCCGGATGTCTGGTCGAACTCAAATGCCCAATGGGGTGATCGCTGGCCGCATTCGATGGCAGTTGTAGCAGCCGCGAACATGGTCGGTCCTCCATATCCGGCCGCGCGGGAAGTGATACCGATCGCATATCGATCATTCGCTGAGATTGCTAATAGAGGCACCGTAGTTGAGGCAGTTGGCTTTGAACGGGCGTCTGTTATGGCGATTGAGGTCAAGCCCATTGCACTAAACTTACGCGAAGACGTGCAAGCCTATCTCGAACTTCGCAGCAGTGTGTCCAGAGAGATCGATCCATCGGTCAAACAAGATGCGTTCCGCATGGCGATGCTCATAATTGATCGCGTCAAACGCGGAGGTGAGATTGGAGTAAAGATCAATCCGCAGCGTTCTGCCCCAAACCTGTCCGAGCTAAACGCGTTACTAATTCGTAAGTGGAGCGAACAGGCCGGGCAATGCGCACTTTGCGAGGGCGCGCTGGTCGTTGGCGGCGAGAACAAGATGCTTCAGCCGTCCGCAGACCGTACCGACAGTGCTAACGGTGCCTACGACGATGCCAATGTAGGGATAACTCACTTGGCCTGTAATTTAGCGAAGAACAAATACGGATTGGATGACTTCGAGGACTGGTTGTCGGTTCTTAGAGGCGTTGATCTGCAAGCAAGAGACTGATCATGTTGTGCTTACTGGCTAGAACTTTACATCTACCCACTTCGCCACCATCAGCCCCGGCACGCCGTCCACCACCCGCTCAGCATCCCGCGCCAGATCCAGCCGCTTGCGCAGCTTGACCTGGGGCACCAGCAGGAAGATCGGCACGGTCGTCAGCCCGCGCCCGGTTTCCGATCCGTCCCCCGCCGCTCTCCGGCATGTGTGAGGTGCCGGAGAGCGGCTCCTGTATCGCACAAGAGCCGGGGGAATCTTAAGACAACC